AGTCATCGCGCAACTACGGCAGGTCCAGCATCTGTCTGTCACGATGGTGCGCGACGCATTCGTTGAGGCAGCTTCGAACCAGTCCCTGCACACTCCGATGCACCTGGCGTCAGCGGCGTTCGACGCGGCGAGCCGTGTGGAGTCTGCTGCTGCGGCCGCCGTTCGGCGGGAGCACAACAATCAGGCCCTCCGGGCGGAGATCGCTGAGGACCGCAGGCATCGCGCCGACCCGGATACCCGGAAAGCGCGGGCAGCGGAGGCCCGGGAGCTGATGAACGCGCGCAAACGTGCCGGGTAGGGCTGGCGCGCAGGGGTTGTGCAGGGGATTCCCCCACCACAACTCTCCTGGGCCGTCAGATCGCGTTTCCCACTACCGCAATGTGGTTGACATGCGCGATACTAGAGACATGAGCCAGCACGCACACGTCCGCGCAATCAACCTCCTCGAAGACACCGGCCTCGACCCTGACGACGCCCGGTACGTCATGAAGCGTCTCTACGACATGGGGTTCGTGCACCAGGATCCCCACGCACGGGACCGGGGTGCCGACCCTCCGGCCACCCATCATCCCCGCAAGGCTGCCCGCGCCCAGACGCGTGCCGCTCTCATCGACCAGATGAAGGCGGAGACGGCACAGGCACGCGCGGAGCTGGCGGCGCAGCGTGACGCCGCGATCGAGGCGGAGCGGGTCCGGGAAGCTGAGGAGAAGGCGGCCCGGGAGCGTCACCTCGCCGTCCAGGCTGTTCTAGCGGGTCTCCCCGGGTAACCCTTCATAGGTGCCCGGGGGACCCGCACCCCCCAACCATCCGAGTAAAACATTTGAGAGGACACACCACATGGTCATGTCACCCAGCTTCGAGTGCAGCCTGGACGGGCTCGCGTCTGCCGTACGCCTGCGATACACCGTGTGGGGTGTGGCGGATCCTGTCGCGAAGACCGCCGTGTACATGGACGGCTACCGGATCTCGGAGTCTGGCTGGGAGGATCCGGAGGTGATTCGCGCGAGGATTGAGCTGATCATCGGCGACATCGAGCGGCACACCGCCTGGAAGGACATCGAGGCGAACGTCGATCGGATCAATGTTGCGTCGGTTTCTGAGTACCTGACCAGGTCCCACTAGTTGACAGTGCCGATTCCGAGAGGTATCGTTGATCCCATGAACACACCACACAGCACCACCCAGAAGCCCGCCCAGCGGCCCCAGATGTGCCCCATGCACTGCGGGAACCCCGCCCACGTCTGCAAGGCACGCGGACGCTGCGTCTACGTCGTGACGGACCTCCGCACGCAGGGCGAGGCACGATGAGCGGCCGATACGCGGGCAACATGCGCGTCATCTGCCCCGCCGAAGGGTGCACCGAGATCACGTTCTACGCCGTCTCCACCCTCGCCGACCGGAGGCGGATCGCAGCCGACCAGAAACGTCGGCCGTGGAAGTGCTCGCGTCACCGCAACCCTGAGCAGCTCCTCACCCCCACCAACACCGAGCTGACCCACGTCCTGATCGCCGACCGGTCCAAGAAGTTCAATCTCCCGGACAGCCTGTTCTGGCGCGAGTGGGGCGCCGACGACGTCGGATCCGGCTACATGTTCGGGCCGGGGTTCTCCGCACACGCCGACGACTTCCCGGAAGGGGCACGGATCGTGATCACGGTCAGTGTCGAGCTGCCATGACCACGGAACAGTCCCCCGGGCAAATGTCCCAGACGTTCGGCAGGCCCCACCCTGTCCGTCCCGGTGCCTGCCCAGTCTGCGGGGCATACCCGGCCTGCGAGAAGCCGAAGGGGAAGTGATGAGAGTCCCGATCTCCCGCACCGAGAACGACCCCGCCACGTTCCTGGCGCTCCTCCGCGAGCTGGAGAGGCAGCCCTACCGAGACAGCAAGGGCCGCTTCAAGCCCAGCGAGCCGAAACCCGACGATGGCGAAGGTCGAGCCTAGGTATTGGGTGTACGCCGGGGACCTCGCGCTTCTGACGTTCAAGTCCGGCGATTCGATCCTGGGGATGTTCACCGTCCCCCCGGGCACGACACCCGGATGGGTCCTCGCGGACGGCGTACGGATCCCGACCCGGCCGCGCACCCTCGACACCATCACCTTCGTCTACACCACCAGCGAACACACCACGGAAGATGAGGACCATGACCGAGACACCGAAGCCTGACGACGAGGCCACCGAAGGCACTTACCTCGTCTGGCAGAACCTTGCCGCGCCATTCCCTCCTGAGGATGTCGAGCACCTGCCGAAGCAGCTCTCCCGCGACGACAAGGTCAAGGGCCGCTGCGAGTTCCCCAACCGGGGCGTGTGCGCCGACGACAAGCCCTGTGGCGGCTGGCACGCAAAGTCCATCCACCTCGCCTACATCGGCCACGCCGGGATCACGACCCGCCTCAACGAGGTCGTCGGCCCGGAGAACTGGACCCTGGAACCGTACGCACACGACCAGTACGGACTACCGCTGATGGGACACCAGTTCTGGGTCAAGCTGACCGTGCTGGGCGTCACGAAGATGGAGATCGCCGACAACTACAAGAATGCCCAGGAGGCCCTGGGCGATGGTCTGCGTCGGGCCGCGATGCGGTTTGGGATCGGGACCTACCTGTGGTCGAAGTCGGAGCGAGCCGGGGCGCTGGCCGAGTTCCGCCCGGACGCTGAACCTGAGCAGCCCCAGCAGCAGCCGTACCCGGACCCTCCGCAGCAGCAGGGCAGCAGCAACCTGGACGACGTCCCGATGACGGAGAAGACCCGGGGTCTCATGTTCAAGCTGTTCGCCCAGAAGGGGATCAGCGAGGAGGAGCAGCTCCCTGGCATCAACTACATCACGGGTTCGGCGTACGACTCGCGCGGGAAAGTCACTGAGGGTGATGCATTGCGGGTCATCGACGTGTTGAAGCGGAAGCCCGACGCGGCTCCCGCCGACGACAGCCACACCAACCCCGCCGACTCCGACTATGCGGGCGTCGAGGAACCCCGCAACGCGGAGGGGTCCTGACGTGGCGACCCGCACCATGCGTTCCGCGAAGGCGGCAGGCACCGCGATGGAAACCCTGGTGGCCCGCTACCTCAATGTCCACGTCGATGACCGGATCGAACGCCGTACCCGCAACGGCGGCAAAGACCGGGGCGACATCGGCGGCGTGCGCCACATGGCGAAGCGCCTCGTGTTCGAGGTGAAGAACACTGCCCGGATCAACCTCGCCGGATGGGCCACAGAGGCAGAGGTGGAGCGGGGCAACGATGACGCCCTCGCGGGTCTGATCGTCCACAAGCGCCACGGCAACGCGAAGCCTGAGGATCAGTGGGTGACGATGACGCTCGGTGAGCTGGTGGCCCTCCTCAACGGGAACCGGGACCACTACGACGAGCCGTAAAACCACCGCCGCCCGGGACCTGAGTCCCGGGCGGCGAACCTGCGGCCATCCATCCCATGAACACACCACGTGTCTGAAGTAGATCAACCAGCAAGACAAGGATACCCGAGATGCAGCTAGACCACGACCCCGCCAGTCACCCCATCGAACAACGACGAGCCAAGATGCAGCGGTGGCACCAGTGGCGTAAACAATGGCGAGCCCAGCACGGTGACGAACCGATCAGGGTTGAGGCATGGCGCCTACGACGACGCGTCGAAGCTCTCCAAGCCCTCGGGTGGTCACGTGCTGTGATCGCCAGGCATGCAGGCATCGCCCAGCAGTCCCTGAACGAGACACTGATTTCGTCCACCTGGATCCCCAGGGGCAGGTTCAACACCCTGGACCGGGTCTATGACGAGCTGTCCATGCGTATCCCCTCGACCGATACCCCTTCTGCACGGATGTCGGTGGCTAAGACTCTCGCGTTCGCCAGACGCAACGGGTACGTTCCGCCGCTGGCCTGGGATGACATCGATGATGTAGCAGAGGTGCCGTGTGTCGGTTCGGAGTTCCGCAGGTCGCGGACCGAGCTGGTCGAGGAGTTCGAGTGGCTGATCCAGGGTGGCGTGTCGCGGCATGAGGCGCTCGTCCGTCTGGGGGTCGGCTGGGATGCGGTCGAGAAGGCTTATGCGGACGTGGCTCGTGGGTTGCGTGCGGTGTCGTGAGAGACGGGTGTCCCCTCGTCGGGCATGGATGGCGACGAGGGGACGGGGGCAGGTTACCACCGTCCACCGACACCCTTAGGTAGTTGACAAGCCCGGTTCCGCATGGAATGATTCATGTCAACACACCACGCACGAAGGAGCCAACCATGGTCACCATCACCGAAACCCGCGACAACCAGACCAGCAACCTCGTCATCGTCGGCACCACCGAAGACGCAGAGACGTTCCTCGACGGGCTCGCAGGCCGCTACTGGGGCGTCCCCGGATTCAAGGCGAAGCGTGACGGCAACGAGCTGGTCATCTCCGCCAACGTCATCGGCGAAGGCTGGCGCATCTCCAGCACCTACCGCGCCGTCCCTGACGCTGCCTGACCACTCACCTCCACCACTACTCCTGAAGGAGCACCATGACCACCGACAACGCCCCAGGCGCGAACCCCATGCACACCGGGGAACGCCGCCGCTTCGACGTCCCCTCCACCTGGATCGCCGAAAAGACCGGGTACAACCGACAAGGCATCTACCGGATGCGGCTGAAGGGGAACCGCGACAAGGGGCCGATGCCGATGGAGCGGATGACCCGCATGGAGAAGGCGTTCGGCTGGCCCCAGGCCGACCAGTACGCAGCCCTGACCAAGGGCCGCTGGATCGAGGAGTTCGAGAAGGTCGTGTCCGTCGCGTACGCCGCTGAGCAGAAGCGGGGCCAGTGATGGCCACCGACACCGAGCCCGTGTGGGTCAAGCGCCTCGGGAACGTTCTCGCGGTCGTTATCCTCGTCGCCGCGATCGCCGTGGTCGGATGCGGGATCGCCTTCGTGATCGCGTTCACCGCCAACGCGATCGGAGGCATGTGATGGACGTCAACGCGATGGACGGGACGTACGTCGACTACGTGGAGAACGCGCCTGCGCTCGGGAAGGAACCCAACGCCCTCGCAGACCACACCGACACCGAGCCCTCCCCAGATATTGTCCCCTCCGCACTGGAAGACCGCGTAGGAGCTGTCATCAAAGAGATGATCGATGCCGGGAACTACTTCTGGGCCGGACGGGTCGCCGATGCCCTCGCCGACAACCCCAAGAAGGACTGACCATGACCGAACACACCACACCCCAAAACACTGACCCCGTCGCGATGATCGACCGGGTGGGCCGCACGTGGGGTCGAGACTTGATCGGCGGTATCGACGGCTCCGTGGGTCTCTGCTTCCGTCATCCTGACGTTGCACAGGCACACCCCCTGGAAGAACTGCGGGAACGATACGGTCCGCTCAGCGAGGTCTACGCCCACCCACCCGTCACCGCCGAGCCTGCGCCGAGCGCCTGTGGCTTCAACGCGTGCCCCGTCCACGGAGGGGCCGCCGAACCTGTCCCCGCGTGCTCCGACTGGCCGGGTGCCTGCCAGCACACGCCCGCCCACGACAACGGCAAGCTCACGCCCGAATACGCCGAGTCTGCCCCACCGCGCCTCGACATGTACGAACCCGAGGACGGGGTCGCCGAGATCGACGGCGTGCTCTGGGTCCCCTCCAAAGACCTCGACGCCATGCGCGAGGAGGAGGAGGCGGCCGCCGCTGCACAGCAGACCCGCCTCGAAGCGCTCCGCCGATCCCACGAGTTCATCGCCGTGCACGAGCCTGAGGCAGCCGTGTCGGCGAAGCTGCTGCTTTCCTCCGTGCGCTGGGTCCTGACGGGGCAAGTCGATGAGTGAGACCTACCGTCCCGGGGACATCGCGATGGTCAAGCCCGACGACAGGAGCGACGCGCAGCCAGCCATCCACATCGTGCGGCCCGATGGTGCCACGTTCTGGATGTGGCTGGACTACGGGTTCACCTACCTGCCGCACGAGGTCGGACCGGTACTGGGGAACGTCGCCGACATCGCGGACGGAACAGCCACCGATCTCGGTTGGCAGGCCGCCCATGCCGCACTCGCCCAGATCAGGCAGCTTGAACGCTGGAAGAAGGAGGCGATGCCGGTCATGGACGGACTCCAAGAACTCGGCAAAGCCCTCCACATCCCCCTCGGGGAACGCATCACCGGCCCCGCCGCGCTCGAAGCCGTACAGCAGCTCCAGAGTGCAGCACAGGCCGTCATCGACAACTACGACAACAGCGCCCCCGACTGGTGGCCCCAAACCATCGAAGACCTGAGAGAGGTACTGAACCGATGAGCACCACCTTCACGATCGGCACCCACAACACCAACCACGGAGCAGCCGTCTTCCGGCCCTTCGCCGACCTCATCGGCTGGCAAGAAGTCGACGGCCCCAGCGCCTCCCGCCGCCTCCACCGCACCATGAAAGCGGCAGGCTGGGGCACCGCAGGACTCGCCCACGAATGCCCCATCAGCTTCCGCGACCGCGACTGGCACCTCCACGACTACGAGGTGGAGATGGTTCACAAGGGCCTCTCCGGGGTCTCGCCCGCCCGGTTCATCACCACGGTCGACATCGAGCACAAGAAGACCGGGATCCGTCCACTCCTGATCAACACCCACATGGTGTCCGGGGCGTTCAACGCCAACACCAACGAGAAGGCCGAGAAGTGGCGAGACGAGATGTGGGAACGCCACTACCAGATGCTTCAGGACATCTGCCGCGACAACGCGAGCAAGATCGTGCTTCTCGTCGGCGACCTGAACCGTCAGCGAGGGTTCTCCTTCCACGGGCTCGAACGCGCCGATCACGGCTCCGTCGACCACATCTGGGTGGACGCCACCGCCGACGTGGTCGAGCACGACCAGCTTTCCCGGTTCGGGTCTGACCACCCCGCCGAACGCGCGAAGGTCCGGGTCCCGTGACGAAGGCTCAGCTTCCCGCCGTCATCTGTGACCACGAGGCCGGGTGCGACCAATACTCCGAGGACTACGAAGCCCAGGGGGTGTCATCGGTCACGTTCTACGACCACACCGACGTCCCGACGATCTTCCGACCCACCAAGACCGAGCCAACACCGGAGTGGACCCGGGTTGGTGACGAGGACTTCTGTCCCGAGCACCGGGACGACGCCATGAAGAAGCTCGATGAAGGGATCGACAAGTTGCACGGCCCAGGCGCAGCCGATGCCCTGAACCGGGCGATTGCCGATGGCAGTATCTTCGGCGACTGACCCGAGATAGACCGCAGCGGCGGCAGATGCCCACGAGGGGGGAGCATCTGCCGCCGCTGTCTATCTGAAGGAGTCGACCAAACCCAGGTCCAGCGTACGCCTACGACGCCTCCGGGCCACGGAACCACTTGCCGATGCCGCGAGCCTTCAGCGACAACGGATCCGGGGTACTGGCGCGGCCCGACTTCTTGTCGGCTGGTAGCGACTCCTCGAACCGCTTCCATGAGGCCAGGGTCTTCGGTCCCACGTAACCGTCGATCGGGACACCGAGTGCCCACTGCAGACGTGCGACGCCATGGAATCTCCGACGCTGTCCCTGGCGTGTGCCTGCAGCGATCTGGAACTGCTCCTGGATCGGGGCCAGGTCGGAGACAACGTCTTCGTTCCACCGCCACTTTGGCTGCTCCGGGTCGAGCCACCGTGACGTGTTGGTCCACTGCCTCTGGTCCTCCACCGCCGAGATGTGCACGTGCTTGGTGTGCGGGTTGGATCCCAGGTACTTCCGGGCCTTCCAGTCGTAGGTACGGGACCAGATGATTCCGTTGGAGATCACGTACCAGACGCGCGGGTCACGGATAGCGGCATTCACGACCTGCATCCGCAGGTCCCGGGTCGGGTCGTTGTCGTCCACGTCGATGTCAATCGCGCGGACCGCTCCACCGTGTGCATAGTCAGGGTTGTGCGAAGACGGACGCGCCGAATGACTGGCGTCACCGATCCAACCATCGCTGGACTTGTCACGGTTCGGGTAGCGCTCGTTGATCTCGCTGCGCAGCTTCGCCAACGCAGGGATCAGGTAGTAGGAGGCCATCAGCCCTTGTCCTCCTCCGCGATCGTCGGGTCATCGACCTCTTCGCCTGCGAGGTCGTCAGGGTTGCCCTCCGACTCCGGCTCCGCCAGAGCGTAGAACTCGTCTTCGTCAGACATCGACGTGCGCTCCCTTCGACCCGTTCGAGGTCACGTCAACGAACGACGCGGTCGGGGCGCCCCCGCCGAGGTTGACCAGCAACCCCTTGAGCAGGCTCGTCACGGTCGGGACACCGACCACCACCCACGTGTATTCCCACGTCAGATCGGTCAGGCTGGTCAGCCCGACCATCGTCAGCATGCCGCCGACCGCCGATGCTCCAGCGCGTTCGGTCAGGTCCGCAAAGTAGGCCCTGTTCCACTTCTCGCTCATGCCTTATCCCTTCGTCGGTTCTCCACTGCCATCGTCCACGCCTGCGCCCAATCGGCCGCGCGGTCCTGCAACACCCAGTCATACGCATAGAGCGCATCTAGCTGAGCATGGACCTGAGCCCTCATCTTGTACGGGTCAGCCAGCTCCGTCAGGTGCTCCAGCCACTCCCCCGGGGTCGCCGCCAGCCGGATCGGCACCTCACGTGCGAACTCGATGTTCGCCGGAGACGGCGACGCGATCACCGCGCTACCCGTCGCGGCATACTCCAGCGCCTTCAACGACGACTTCGCCTGGTTGAACTCCGCCGAGGAACCCTCCAGGTCCAGCGGCACCAACCCGATGTCGAACATCGCGAGATGCCGGTAGTAGTCCATCCCGAGACGCGTCATCCGGTACGTCTTCACCGGCACACCCCACACCTTCCCGGTGCGGTACCCGTCGCCCAGGACACCCGCCTGCACCAGACCCCGCGACACGGCGATCTTCAGTGCGTCCCCGATGACGTCAGGGTCGTGCGGATGGGTGGCAAGGAGCCCCGCCCAGGCCGCGACTGGGGGTTGGGCGCTTTGGCGTGGCCTGCGGGCCTCCAGCGCCATCCTGGGGATTCGGTTCGGGAGGACCGCAGCCGGAGTGTGGCGGCTGTACCGGTCGGCGAGCGCACTGGTTGTCACGGTCACCAGATCAGCGGCCGCCGCTGCCCTGTCGGTGTGCTCCCAATGCGTCGCACCCCGCTGCCCGTTCCACGACGCGTACGCCGTGTTGTCCGGGTCCAGACACCACACCGCATCGTCCACGTCCATCGCGACCGCCACACCCTGCTGACGCAGGGCCGTACACAGGTCAGCGACCCCCGGTGTACCCACACGTTGGGTCACCAGGAGGTCCAGGCCATCGGTATCCATGCCGTGCGCCTTCACCGACCTGCCACGCTCCAGCCGCACGCGACGCGGATCGTAGATCGTGATGTCCCAGTCGGGATGCAACGCGGCGACCGTCTCGGCAGGCCAGATCAGGCGGTAATGTCCGCAAGCTCCCGTGTCTGCGGGAAGGATCGCGACCTTCAGTTTCTTGTCCCCGTTCATGGCTTCATGCTACGGGCTCGGGTCGCTGCTGGGTTCAGGCTCGATCGGGTCCGGTGCACACGACACCGTCTCGCTCGTCCCGTCGTCGTAGTGGAAGACGAACTCTCCTGACCCGCTGGTGCATTCGATGGACTGCACCCCCCGGCCCTTGTCGCCCTTGTCTCCCTCGTCGCCCTTAGGCCCCGCAATGGTCGAGTCGGCACCCGGGGACCCAGCGGCACCAGAAGGCCCAGCTACCGTCGAATCCGCGCCATCCTCACCGTCCCTGCCGTTACGCCCTGGCTTCCCGGACGGCCCAGGCTTCCCAGGCTCACCCGGCTTCCCTGACGGCCCAGGAGACCCAGGAACCCCAGGCTCCCCCTGCGCACCCGGAACCGGGGCCTGATCAACCGTCTTCTCCGTGTCATCCGCCTGCTCGCAGATCGCGCCCTTCAGTGCCCCCCGCGAGCATTCATCCAGCACCTGTGCCGCCAACGTGGCAGCCGAATTCTGGGTCGAGACCAACACCGCCCACCCCGACACCCCAAACACGACAGACGACACCAGCACCATGCCCACACCGATCCACTGCCACCGCCGCGACCGTGGGTCCCGGCCCGCATCAGCAGCCGTCTGAATCAGCCTCTGCTCATCTTCTTCGCTCACGTCTTCGCCTCAGCTCGTTCTGCCCGAGACCTCCAATAGGAGGCCTCTCTCTGGCAGTCAAGGAGTTGCTCGTCCCGCAGTGTGATGCGTTCATCTTTCACCGCCAGTTCCCGAGCCCGCATTTCGTCCATCGCGACCTTGGCCGAATTCTCCCGGCCGTGGCGTGCGTTGAGGATCGTGTTCGTGATAGCGACGGTGCCCCCGATGACAGCCACGACGATGCTGCCGACGAGGGTGTAGATAGCAGCATCCACCTCACGTCCTTTCTAGGCCAGCCCGTTGAACGGCTGGAACCTGCGCTGGAACTCGGTGTCCGACTCGAACCACGGCGGGTTGCTGTTGTACACCCCGTTGAGGAGCCCCCAGTACCCGTACGTGGACTTGACGCGGACGCGCACCTGTCCGTCCACCTCGGTGAGGGAGGTGTACTCCAGCCAGAATTCCGACTCCGACCCCTCTACCTGGGTAAAGACGAAGTCGCTGAAGGTTCCGATCCCCTCACCCGCCTCCGACAGTGCAGCAGCAGTCATCTCGGCAAACCACAGATCGCCATCCTCTGTGGTGTTGATCTGGCGGGCCACGATCGTGGGCACCGGATCCAGGGTGTAGATCGGCATGGGTCGTTCTCCTAGTTGTTGAGGAAGGTGCAGGCAACCGACATGTTCGGGGTCGCATTCTGTGGCTGACAGATCACTTCGCCTGTCGTGGAAACCCACAACCGGCCACCGGAGGAGGTGCCTGTCGAACCGGCCAACGCGAACATGACCAACGGGTTGGGCCGGAAACCGACCGCGACATCACCGATGGTGATCTGCACGTTGGCGGCGAAGTTGGTGGCATCGATCTTCGAGACTCGGCCACGCAGGTACACCGCCCGGCCGATACGCCGATAACGGGGCGTCTCGCCGGATGCTTGCAGACCGGCACGCAGGGGAATGTCGATCCAGCCGGAGTCGTAATGCGGACCGGCCGGGTCGGTGGTGGATGCGTGTGCGGCGATCTCGGTAGTGATCGCGTTGTTGATCCCTGTACGTGAAGGGACATCCGATGGCTGTATCAGGGTCATCTACATGCCCTCCTGGATCTGTGCGTTGGTGGTCGCTGTCGGCGTACGGTCGAAGTCGTCCCACGTGTACGGAGCCCACAGCGCATCGAACTCCGTCCACGAGCCTGGCGGGGACGTGTGATACTCCGGCCCCCACACCTCATCGAAGTCTTCCCACGTCGGCGGAATCAGGATCAGGTCCAGCTCTTGCCGCACCGACCCAGGTTCACCTGAGAGCTTCACCTTCGAGATGAGCACATTGGAGCGGACCTGTGTGCGAGAGTGGACGATCTCGCGTACGTCACCAAGGTCGATGCTGTAGTCCGGCACCGTCTTGACCGTCTTCGCGCGCCACGTACGTCGGTTCACCCGCGCCCAGATGAAGTCAGCCAACGCGTTCGCGTCCGCCTCATTCTGGACGTAGTTCGCGAGATTGATCTCCAGTGGGTTGGTCGCCTCGTTTGACGGCACCCCTCGCTCGATCACGGCTTCCTGTGTCTGGTCGAGATAGTAAGTCGACCTGATCTTGAGGTATGGGGTTCCTGTGTTGTCGACCATGTGGAACGGGCTAGCCGTCAGATTCACGACATGCACCTTCCATGTGGACGAGGTGACCCGGTCTATCCGAAGCTGAATGTCGTCGCCCGGGTTGATGTGTGCCCCCGTGCCGTTGTTGTACCGGTAGGCATCCCACACGTGCCGCACACCGTCGTCGTTGTCCTTCCTGACGAACGGAATCAGTTTCAGGTCGACCGGGTAGATGTAGTCCAGCGAGAAGAACAACTCGCTGACCCCAGGCCAGAAAGCGCGCACCTCCGCCAACTCCCACACGATCGGTACCCCTGGCGGTGGCCCGTTGTCGGCCTCCCTGATGATCACGGGCCGATAGGTCAACGTGAGGCGGTCGGCTTGGTCTGAGTAGTCCATCACCCACGGCAGGTCCTCGAAGTTCACCCCGATGTCCATCACGGGCTCGTTACCGGTCGCCACACCTGAGAGCGTGAATCGGTTCATCAGGCGCAGATCGCCATACACGTCGGTAATGAGTGCGCCCTGCCACGCCTCGACAACCGCCTGCATAGCGTTCAACACCGTCAGGCCAGGATCGAGCCACGGTGATCTGATCGTCCCGAACAATGGTTCCAGGTAGAGGCGACCCTGTTGGTTGAGCGACTCTGCCGCCCAGAGCTGATCGGCGGCCCACTGGTTCAGTGATGCCGCCGAGTCCACCAGCGACACCCGTGCGAGGTGCGCTTCCTGGCCGCTGGTGTGAAGAGGCCGCAACCAGAAGTTATAAACCGTGTCCGCTGGTGACAGCGCGTTGGTGAACGTATGGACAGCAGACCAGGCAGACCAGGCAGACCCAGCGCCACGCCGCGCCCGGAACCGGGCACTGTTCCAGTTTGCCCCACCCGCTGATGGAGTGAACTCAACCTGGACCTGAATCCCCGATGGGCGATCCTCCGGGACCGGATACGTATAGGTCACAGGACCCGTGTTGGTGTTGAAGACCCCGTTCAAGCCCCGAGACGACATTGTCACCTGAAACTGATCAGGGTTCGCCAGGGTGCGGTTCGTCACCGACAGCGTCACGGAACCATTGACGGTCTGATCAGCCCGAATCCACTGGAACTCGGCCCGATCCGATACATCAAACGTCAACGTGTGCAGCGTCGACAGCGGCTGCGAGATCGCGTACCGGACGAACTGCACCGTCGAACCGTCGTTCGGTGAATACAGCGACACCAAACCATCCAGTTCGCCCCAAACAGGTGACCCCGATTGCATCCGAAAGTCGATGCCTTTCGGGTAAGCCGGAGAAAGCGACCCCTGGAGCGGAACATCCAACACCGGGACATAGCCATCCTGATTCGGGGGAGCCGTCACCCCGTAACCCATCTGCATCGCCAACTCGGAGACCAGCCACGAGGGGTCCGCGATCCCATCCTCGAAGGACAGGCGAGATGTCCACTGGTCACCCAAGACGTTCGCAGTCTTGTCGCGTCCCTGAATCTGGCGTTCATCGAGGTCGACATCCACACCCAGGGTGGTGACGTCCCCTTCGATCGGTGCGACCCGGAACTGTCCAGTCGGGATCTCGGTGGCCCCCTCCGGGGCCAACAGGATTTGAGACTGAGCCCCGGTCAGATCGTAGACGTCACCTTGTCGCCACGGGTAGTCATCCGAGTCGCGTTTCACCAGCGTCTTCGCGGTGCCCACCGACAGACCTGTCTTGTGCCGCACCTGCCCCGGAAGGGCCGACGATGCAATCTCCCGGGTCGACTCCCACGAACCGACCTCCCATCGTCTCGGGGCCTGCCCAGTGGGTGCGTCTGTTGCCACGGTCTCCAGGTGAGCAAGAGGGGTGTCCTCGTGCCATCTGCGTACCGGCCAGTCGGCAGGGATCTCAATAGCCATCAGGCCACCACAGTCGCCGGGTAGGTCCCGACCTCGTTGATCGTGAACACCGCATGCTCACGAGGCAGCTTGCAGGGGTCGCAGTAGCGCCAGATCAGGTTGTTGGTGATCTTGGGGTCCTGTACCGACACCTCACACGGCATCCTGCGGCCACGCCGATAGAACTCGGGGGGGCAGTCACCTTCGAAGAACATCAGCCCAGCAAGCGACACCGAAACTGATCCAGGGGTTGCTGCCTGAACACGTACCGTCTGATCGGTCGGGGACGTGTATGCCCCCACCAGCAGCTCAGGGTTCGCGGCGGTTCCGGTGCCCGTCCCACTTTCGTTGATGAGTGTCGCACCTGCCTCGGTGGCTAGCTGGATCACACCACCGGCCCCGATCGTCCATGCTGCAATCGTGTACGTCACCCCCGCACGAACCGGGACCCGAATATCCACCAGAGTGACCCCTGTCGACGGGAGCCACGTCCCACCTGCGTTGATGGCGGCCCGCGCCGGGATGACCTGGTTTGGCGTCGGGAACTCCGGCGGAAGCATGTTCACCTTTGCCTGATTCGTATCCAGGAACAGGGTCAGACCCGAGGGCGCATCGTTCAGGGCGACGTCGTATGCGGCTGACTCCAACGCCGCCGTAGCAGCAGCGGTTCCGTACCGGTACGGCAGCTCCCAGGTGCGCGGCCCGCGTGGTGCCCGCTGCTCATACCGGTAGCCGTCCACGGTGACCAGCTCCGAGAACGCCCTCTCCGGCGTGACGTCGTTGACCGGCATGATCCCGTTCAGATGAATCCAATGCCCATATAGCCGAAGCCAGTACGGCGACTGTGTGTCCAGGATGTCAGGTGCGTTGCTCACGCCAGGGCCTCCGCATACTTCTGTCCGTTGAGCCACAGCTCCGCCGTGGCACGCCGGTCCATCCCCGGCGTGACGATGATCTGCAAGCTAGCCAGCGCGGCGACCAGGGCCGCCACCAGATCACCCGACACGCCCGCTGTCGCGGTAGAGCTAGTCGATGTGGTCCCCGACGACGCCGATCCCGGACGCAAGGTGGGAACCGCAAACGCATCCGCCATCGGAGCCAGCGAGGCACCCACCCCGGGGGCCACAGACTTAGCTGTCGAGGAGATCGCGCCAGCGAAGTCCCGGACCAGCGCCTCACCCGAATGCGTCGTGTACCCGGAACCCGAGAACGGGCCACGCTTCGCCGGAGAGAACGGGAAGTAGGACCGCAGCGTCGATAGGCCGTCCTTCGCTGCCGCGATCGCGTTACCGAACGCTGCCCGAATCCCATCCGCAAGAGAGGAGATCATCGAATACCCCGACGAGTACAGCGACCCTGCGAGCCCACCCAGGGCACCCAGGATCCGGCCCGGGAGACCACGCACCACCCCGACCACGTTCGATACGCCACGGCTGGTTGCGCCCCGGGCGGAAGACCATGCACCCGAGACCGCCGAGATCACCGCCGACATGCCGCGTGAGACCGCGCCGCGTACCGATGAGACACCGCCTGACACGATGCCCCGGATCGCGGACCAAGCTGAAGAGAAGATCCCGCGTGCCCGCGCCAGGGCACCCGAGATCGCACCCGACACAGCAGCCATCCCTGTCGTCACCACGGACCGTACCCGGCCGATCGCCGACGCCACCACGGCACGGATCGCCGCCCAGACGGACCGCGTCACCGACAGGGTGTTGTTCCAAGTCGAGCGGATGGCGCCCACCAGCGCCCGGATACCCGTGATCATCCCGGCGATCCCCCGGACCGCAATCGCGATGGCACCCACGAATGCGGTGAACGTACCCGCCATGGTCCCGATGACGATCCGCATCAACGACGCCCCACCGGTCGCTTGCGAGAACGCCGCCGTGATCGGAGCCAACGCTGTCCGTAGCTCCGCGAACGCTGGAGCCAGGTTGTTGCGTACGGTGTCGACCACGAACCGGAAGACGTTCGCAAGACCTGTGATGCCGTTGATCACCGCAGGCAGGATGTTCAGCAGCCCCACGAACAGGGACGCGAACAGCTCAGGGTCAGCCGAGATCGCCTCAGAAAGCCCCGTCAGGGATCCCTCCAGGTTGGAGAAGAACCCCTCCATCTTGGGTCCGATCGCCCCCAGCAGGTCATCGAACGCGGTCGTCAGGGGCTCCAGGGCGGGTTCCAGCTTGGTGAACGCGTCGAAGAACTGGTCAGAGAATTTCGACAGCACCGGAGCCATCCGAGCAAAGGACTGTTCGAGGGCAGGCGCGAAGGAGTCGAACGCCTCCGAGATGTCTCCCGAAATACCCACGAGGGTGTTTTCGAGGGGTGCGGCGATCCGCTTCATCTCCTTCACGATGCCGTCCGCCATCGACCCGAACGCCTTCTGCACCTCCTTCGACTGGGCGGCGGCGAGGATCCCGATACCGGCGATACCGGCACCGAAAGCGAGGACCAGCCCCGTCGCGGCCACGGCGCCCAGCACAGGCAGGCCAGCGAGCGCGACCCCCACCACCGCGACCAAGATGATGGCATTCTTCGCAACGAGCTGGAACGCACCCGAGAACGCCTCCTGAATCGCAGAGCCCCCACGTACTGCGTCCCGGACGCTCCTGTCGACGTCGATATCGATAGTGGCGGTACGCCGCCGCTCCACAGCATTCAGAGCTTTGTCCAGCTCCCGCAGCTCCGCCTGCCCATCGACCTCCACATCGACCCCGGCCCGTCGCAGCTTCGCGACAGCGTCCAGGGCCTCCTCCAGCCGCTTCGCTTCCGCACGTTCCTTCGCGAAGTCCAGCGACTTGCGCAGCTCATCGACGTTCGTGCCAGCATCAGAGAGAGCAGACGACAAAGACACCGCCGCTGCCTGGGCAGAGGTCGTGTCGACGTCTACACGGGCACGGCGGTTCTCCGAGACCTCATCGAGCGTCTCGTCCAGCGCCTCCAGGGTCGACATCCCCGATACGTCAACATCGACCGGGACGTTGATCGCCATCCGCCGCGCCTCCCTTCTGGTTCTGCTACTGGTTGTAGTCGTCCAACATGGTGTCCTGGTCCCAGCTCGTGCCCTTCAGGCTGCCCGTGTACCCCGGAGGCGGAACCTCGAATCTTCCCACCTGTGCCATCGCATCAGCCGCCGACCGGTTCTCCCGGATCCAGAAGAAGATCAGGTCACAGAGATCACGGGGTCCGAGGTCGAAGAGTCGGATACCTGAGGAGAGGGCTCGTCCGTTGAAATCTTCGCCCAGGGCGACGGAGATGCACCGTTGGACGATGTAGTAGGGCGGCCAGCGTGCGCCTCCTGAAGCGACCTGAACGCGGTGAGGAGATGCCCCGGCTGCAACGGGTCGCTGTCGTCCTCGATGCGCTCGATGAGCCGGTTCCACGCGGCCGGACCGAAGCCACGCGCCAGCCACTCCATGAAGACGTCGGTGAGGTAGCGCTCCTTCTCCTCGTTGGTCTTCATGGCCCGGATCCGCAGCTCTGCGCCGTACACCTTCCCCATCGGCGGGTAGGTGAACGGATAGGGTCCTTCGCCAGCGAGGTTCACGTCCTCGACACGACCGGTCTGGTCGTCGGGGGCCTCTGTCGGCGGGTCAGCGTTTATCGAGATAGCCATCCTGTATCTCTCCTTAGTTGATGAGGTTTTCGATGGAACGTTCCAGTGCAGGCATGTCGAGGTCCGCCTCCGTCACGCGGGAAGCCTCAGCCGACACGAGAGGGCCGAAGCCCTTTCCGTTGACCTTCGCGTACGGGTGACGTGCCCCAGGCCAATACAGCGCCTTCTTGCGGCGCGGCCGAATTATCTGAGGGCCACCCCGCCCAGCGGTCAGCACGAACGATGTGGGGCCGGTGATCCGTGCGGACAGGTCACGCAGATACGGCGGATCGACCCGCGCCTGAGCCCTCTTTCGGGCGGCACGGGCTACGTGTGCGGTCACGACCTCCTGAACGGCGGTGGTGACTCGTGCCCCGGTACGACGGGGAGCGACGCGGACTCTAGCTCTGGCCATCGCTGTCGGACTCCGACAGCGGCTCGTCTTCCGCGTTAGCGTCTACCGACTCATCGGTGACGGACAGTTGGGCAGGGTCCTGGTTGTCGTGGTCGGTGATGCGCTCGATGAGCTGAGCCTTCGTGCCGTACGTCGGCAGGTCCCGCGCGGTGGCCTTCGCGATCAGCTCGTCCTTGGAGAGGTCATCGAGCTTCGGCTCCGCGTCATCGGCCGGCGCGTCCAGCGGGGTCAGCACCTCCGGCTCAACGTCGTCGGAGTACTCGGCGAGGCGACGCGTCACCAGGTACTGTGCCCGCGCCTTCGGCTGCACAACGGTGCGGCCATCGTTCATGGTGATGCTGCGAAGCTCGCTCATGCCGCCCATGGTACCCAACATCACTCGCAACACGTCGCGATCACCGCCGACACCGTCCACTGACCCCCGACACAGCCACCCTGCTCTGAGATCGCCGCCCACGACATCGGCACGAACAGGTTCCGCGCCAGCTCCGGGAGCTGGTCACAGCACGTCAACGCGTTGAGGATCTCGTCGGCATCTTTGGCCTGCTGGTTCGCGGCCGCCACGATGTCGTCCACCGACGCATCCGGCATGGGGCCGCAACGGATGATGCCGATGTTCGCGGTCAGCGACCACTCAGCACATGACCCACCCGCTCCGTCGCCTTCGCGGGGTACGCGGCGGGTCAGGGACACGATGTTCGCCCAGAGCTGCCCGTCACCATCGGAGCACGTGTCGGACTGGCACGTGTCGTACGCGACGTTGTCACCGGGGTAGAGAGCGATCCGACAGGGACGGATCGACAGGGGACAGCCTGCCTCCGGGTCGTCGGGATCCGCGAGAGTGTCGAGGACCTCCTGAAGCCGCGCCATCACGTACTGGACTGGGGCACCCATCACGCCACCTTCTTCCGGATGATCGCGACACCGGGGTGGAACGCGATCGACGCGACTCCTGCCGCATGCCGCCCAGAGGGACCAGCCCCAGCGTGGCCGAAGTGAACGTCATCGGCCAGACGCTTCAAATACTCCATCGATGACAGCGAGCCCGGACGGTTCCTCTGCGGGTTGGTTGGATCCCACCCCTGCCAGTCCTTGTGATACGAGACGTGCAGATCCTCGATGACGTAGAGGCCACCCGGGGCCACGCTGTCCCACAGCAGCACGAAAGTTGCGATGACATCCTTCGACAGGTGCGACCCGTCGTCAACGATCACATCGAACGGACCGAACTCGTTGGCGACCTTCTCGACCTCGCCGGTCGTCGCGTTCGCCTTGCGGAAGTGGACCCGCTCGACCGGTTCGGCAGGCTGGTTGATGTCCACGCCGACGACGATGGACTCCGGGTGAAGGTACTCCCGCCACGTCCGCATCGACGCGCCCTCGTACCATCCGATCTCCAGCAGCTTCACCGGCACGTCGGCTGGGATCAGGGGCTCATAGATCCGGAGGTAGTCGTGTCCGTGGCTCGCCTTGTCAGTGCCGTGGTGGAAGCCGATCGCATCGAGGTTCATCACGCCTCCACGACCGGCCACGTCATCTTGGCGGCGGGGCGACGATCCGGGGACAGGATCGAAGGGGCCTGCCACCGTGTCTCGCGGCCCTTCAGGATCCACGAGTCGACCTCATAGATCCCCGTCAGCATGTCGCCGACGTTCGCGGGCATCATCTCCATCGTGACGCCCTGGCGTACGAGGGACTGCACGTTGCGGGGGAGGCGGCAGTCCTTCGAGTTGAGGCACGCCTTCGCGTACTCACACGCCAGGATCCCCGCGATCAGATCGCCACCAGCGGGCACCGGGACACCCTGCTGGACGGTGATCGACCACGTGCCGACCCCATCCTTCGAGGACAAGTTCTGGCACCCGGGCCATTCCTCACCGTCGATCCGCACGATCCGGTATCGGTCGTACTCAGCAACCGTGTCTTCGGGGGTCAGATCGACACCATCGATCCTCACCCCGGTAACAGCCTCGACCGACGACAGCCGGATCTCCGAGACAGCTCCACCACAGCCACACTCACCCGGGCACGACCGGCACGACAGGTTGACCCACTGATCGTTGATCCGCCACGGAATGAACGGGGTCCCGATCGGCCACCCCCACGCGGTCCCGTTGCAGGTGCGGCGACACGGCCGGTAGGTGTTCTCACACACCCCGTACTGCTTTCCCGTGGCACGCCACAGGAAATCCACCGCATTTTTCTGCTGGATCTCCCATATCTGCGCATCGAGGCCGGAGACCTCCTCCACGCAGCAGTCCTCACAAATCACCACCTCGGGCCAGCATGCCTGCAAGTTCATGTCGTGATCCTCTCACTCTTTGACAGGGGATCGCCGTACCTCCGATATCGAAGGTAGTGCGGTGCGCAGTAGCCCTTTGCTTTGTGTTTCCCGTCGCATCCATCGATGGAGCAGATACCAGCCCGTTCGCGCTTCCACTCGCCCCGCTCCCATGCCAGTTTCGCATGTTCTGTTGGGCTGAGTGCCCGAAGGTGTTCCGGAGTGACACATGTCTTCGGGCAGGTCGGGAGATGGTCAACGTGCCAGCCGTCCGGCAGGGAGTCCAGGCCATTGGCGATGACGTACGCGGCTCGGTGCGCCCACCATGCTTTCCCGTGAAAGGCAAAGCATCCGTATCTCTTCTCTCCCGTTCTCCGGTTGGGAAGGCTTGTAGCGCCCGTCCAGATGCGGCCGTGCTCGGTCACGGTGGTGTTGCGAAGGAATCGCTGCTCGAATGTCTCAGATTGCTTGTCCCAGATCGGGTCATCCATAGGACGGCCCTTGCGTTTCCGGTAGTAGTGGGTGTGGCATAGCCCGGTTGCGAACGGCTTTCTGGGGCAGTCTTTCCATGCGCATTGACTCATGCAGCAATCATACATGCCCGTTTGGTTCAGAGATGACCGGATCCGGCCAGCACGCCGCAAGTTCGTTGACCATGCCTCAGCCCTTTCTCTGATGGTTGGGGCACTCGGAACCGGGCCACCCTGGAACGAAACTGGCGGGGTTCTCTGGTGGCACCGATCCTAGCCACCCCTCCGCCTCATGCCTGACGGTTGTTCCGACCGGTGCCAGCTTCCGCAGATGCTCCACCTTCGACCACCAGTAGTTCCCGCCGTAGAACGGGATCTCGACCCGCGCGGGGTCGTCGGCCTTCGTCAGCCAGTGCACCCCGACCGTGTCGGCACCCATCCCGAGCATTGTGATAGCTGTACGGGCGTTGCGTACGACGTGGTGGGTCATGCAGTGGCGCCACCCCTCCGACACCGTCGAAGGGTGCGCCACCCCCTTGGAGTGGGCATACATGACGTACCCGTCGACACGACCGGCCATCACATCCCGGTGCAGCACGCCCAGGGTGCGTTGCTCGAACCCGGCACCCCACTCGTGCACGACACCATCGGGCAGGTACTCCCTGACGATGTCCCGGTTCGGGGCCGACCCGACGAGACCGAAGACCATCTCGTCGTAGACGACGCCGGATTGGTCGATGGCCCGGAAGTGTTCCCGCAGGAACCGGTCCAGAATGATCGGGTTCCCATCGGCGTACACGTGCAGGTAGTGCCTGACCGGGGGCCGGTCGGGCACACGGTCAGGCACTACCACCGGATCACTCCGTCAGGATCCAGCCGTTGTCCGCTGTCGCGGGCACACAGCCGTTGGTGAGGGCAGGCGGCGGGACCTCCGTCGACATGATCCGGGCCAGCGCGCCAGTCTGGATCGGGTCGAGCAGCGGACCAGCCGTGTCGGTCTCATCGAGCTGTACGGCGTACGGGCCGGTACCCCAGGCGTGCTGCCCGGAAGCGGTCCCGACGAGGGTGATGGACGAGATGGTGTCGATGCCACCCCACTCCAGGTTCTCACCGAGCTGCCAGCCGCTGACACACGGGACGACGTTGTAGCCGTACCGGGCACCAGCGCCACAGTCGATCCCGGCCACCCCGGTCCACACCTCGAACCCGGTGTTGGCCTCGGTGGCACCCTCCATGATGTCGAACCCGACACCCTGACCGGCTGCGTCCCGCACGACCGGCCAGCCGGTCAGCATCGAGACAGCCTCCGACCGGACCTGACACATCGTCAGGCTGACGGTGATGTCCTGGAGAAGGTCCCGGTCCTTCTCGTTGAGGCACAGGTCACCGTTCGCCTTACGCTCCAGCGCCCGTTCCCCCTCCTCAACGTTCGGCTCCAGCGACACGATCGTGAAGCTGTCGAACACGTACAGAGCGCACTCCGTACCGGACGGCGGCGGGGTGCAGCAGTCTTCGAGCTGGGTCACACGGATCGTGCGACCCCTGAACGGCTTGAATACTTGGTCAACCATCGGGTCCTCCTAGCAGGCCGTGGCGGCGGTAGAGGCAGCCGCGAAGACTGCACAGGTGGAGAACGCAGCCATGCCGACTTGCTCACGACGCGCGTTGGAGTTGTTGTTGGACCGGTTGATATCGGCGGCGGTGAACGACGCGCCGACACCGGCCCACACGGCGGTCGTGGCGTACGCGTACAGCGCTTCCCCGTCCGCAGGCGGAACACCGGTGCCATCAGCGACCGGGGCGCGGCCGTCGAATCCTGCGTCGATGATGACCGGGGCACCGGTGACGGTGCGCCACCGTGCCCCGTCCCGCCACAGGACCCGCTCCGCGAGAGCGATCGTGGCGAACCCGATGGACATCATGACTACCCCACCCCGGCCGCTGTTCGCGGCGTTGAGGGATGCCTCCAGACACGCCAGCGCCTCAGCGACCGACGCGAAGTCGGCCCCCAGGTCGGTGGCCGTGTTGACGAGTGCCGGGTTCTCCTGGTCGGTCTGGTTGTCGCGGAGCGACGCCTCACCGGTCAGCAGCTCCCGAGCCAGCGCGAACGATGCGGTACGCGGCCCCTCGACCTCCGCGATACGCGGGACATCGAGCCCGCCCATCGTGGAGCACTCGACAGCCTGGATCAGGTCGACACTGCGGAACGCACCGGCGGTCTCGGCGCGCTGTGTTGGCTTCAGGTCTTCCCCGCTGGGGCACTGCCCCATCACGACCGGCGACAGACAGTTGGGGTCGATGAACTCGATCCCGCCCCGCTGCCAACCATCCGGGAGAGCGAGGGCCTGCGACAGCAGACCCTCGCTCGACGGGGAAGGCTGCGTCATGGTCACCGCGATCGGTGTAGCCATGTCAGCTCCCTTCCCTTAGTTGTCGTCGTTCCCGGATCAGGCGCAGCCGCAGGCGCGCTCGTACGCCAGCTCGAACCGGTACGAGGAGCAGCCACGGAAAGCCGTCTTCTCGAAGGTCTCCGCGAACGCCTGACGGTTGTTGACGGCGTTGAGGGCGGAGTCGGTGATCTCGGTACCGAGGTCGAGGGTGCCGCCGTCCAGGAAGAACCAGGCGTCCTCCGGGTACACGTACACCGTCGCGTTCGGCAGGGTGCCGACCGTCTCGGGGATGTTGTGGTCGCCGGTCCCGTCGTTGACGGTGCCGTCCTCAGTCCACACCGCGCGGGCGCCGATCTCGGACAGCCAGCCGGAGATCACACCGTCCGCGAGCTGGATCGTCTCCACGTTGTTGGCGATCCCCAGGTTGCGGATCACCTGGTTGCGGAGCTGGGTGCGGACGTAGGAGTCGGTCAGCACGATGTAGGTGCCGGACAGCTTCCGCTGAATCGCACGGTCCGACGCGATGATCGAGTTCACGTTCGACAGGAAGTTGTCGATCACGTTGTTGCCAGTCGCGTCAGCGACGACACCCGTGGAGCCCTCGTGGATCTCCACGATCGACTTCTGCTCTGCCGCCCGGTCGTGCGCAGCGAGGAGCAGCTCCAGACGCGACGCCCAGAACTCCGGGCTGAACCGGGCCTGGAAGTTGCCGATGGTCAGACAGCGAACGACCGCGTCGACCTCGGCGTTCAGCTCGTCGGGGCACTCGACCGGGGGACAGGGCTTGGTGAGCCCGGACGCGATGGCGCCCGCGTCCATCTCGGCGGTCCAGATCGACACGCCGCCCTCGACGTCACCCATGCCGGCGGACGGGTGGTAGCCGACCTGCCCACGGGAAGCGTTGAACTGGGCCAGGGAGTCACGGACCGGACGTCCACGCTCCGCACAGATCGGGTGCGAGTGGTCGACGTCTCCGGGACCACACAGGCCACCAGCAGCAGTCTGGGGCCGGGTGGCCTCGCCGTAGCCGAACACGTCGATCAGGCGACGGTTGTTCTGGTCGGCGTTGTTCCCGAGCTGACGGGACTCGTCGTAGTCCTTCGTGAGGGAGAACAGCTTGGTCGGCAGATTGCGCTGCGTGATGGACTTCGAGTGGGTCGCGAAAAGCTGACCCAGGTCGTTCATCGTGCCTTCGCCGACGTTGAACGACGCGGCGACACCGACGCCCCGGTAGTGGACAGACGGCACGGTGCGTACTTCCTCGTCGGCGGTCTTGGTGCGGGCGGCGGACTGGGCCTTCAGCCGGGTGACGAGATCCGAGACGGTCGCAGCCGCAACGGGCTCCTTCTCCTCGGCAGGCTTCTCGGCGTCAGCCTCCGGAGCCTTCTCGGCGGCCTTGTCCTCCGCCTTCTCGGCGGGCTTCTCCTCCGCCTTCTCCTCATCGAAGATGCCGGTACGGAGGGCCTTCAGCTCCTCCTCCAACTCGGCGGCGGCGGCCTCGCGCTTGGTGCTCTCCTCGGCGAGCTTGTCGATGGCCTCGCGGAGAGTCTTCGCGAGCGCGATGGACTCCTTGTCGCGGGAGGCACCCGGCTTGGTGACCTCATCGAGCGCTTCGCGGATGTCGGCGGCGGCCTTCTCCAACTCGGCGTCGGTCGGGGGGTTGTCGCCCTCCAGGCGGGACAAAATTTGCGTGGGGTCCATGAGAACCCTCCTTTAGAAGTGTGAAGAAACGACTAGAGAAAGGCCCCTATGGAACCAATGGTGACAGAGTAACAGGCGTGACGGTTGATAGAATGTAGAAGCCTCCGCGACGGTGCGAACGTCCGGAGGCGTGGTCACACTGACAAGGAGTGCAACATGGACGATCGTACCCTGACGCGGTTCCTCGCGTACGTCGCGAACGACGACAACGGGTGTTGGATCTGGCAGGGATATCGGAACCCTGGCGGCTATGGCATGTTCGGCGGGCTGCGCCGTGGACTGGCGCATCGGTTCTCGTACGAACACTACGTAGGGCCGATTCCTGCAGGCCTCCAGATGGATCACCTTTGCAACGTGCCTGCATGCGTAAATCCGGCCCACCTCGAACCGGTGACGCGCAAGGAGAACATGCGGAGAGCCCACGAGCGCAGGGAGCGGAACGGGCTCTATCTGTACTCCGGCGTTGCTGAGGCGAATGGGACCAAGACGCATTGCGTCAACGGGCACGAGTTGACGCCTGAGAATGTCTACTACGAGAAGTCGAACAAGTCTTCTGCTCTTGGCCCTGCTCGTAAGTGCCGCGCCTGTCGTGCTCGCCGGAGGCGGGAGTACAACGAACGACAGAGAACCCCGGTTAGTTGACACGGCAGATTCGGTGTGTCATGATTACTCCATGACCACACCACGCATCCTGAAGGTCGTCCGAGACCTTGCTGTACTCGGACCCATCGCCCTGTTCTCTGTCGCCTCCGTCGTCGGCACGGTCGCCGCCGCCAACCCCACCGACGCCAAGACCTTGGACGCCAACCGCCCCCAGAACGCCCCGTCGTTCGAGACCCACGAGGCAGCCGCACAGGTCGTCTGTGGTGGCTCGGTCCTGGAGTCCGGCAACGACATCGTCGCCGGACACGTCATCGTTGTCCCCCTCAACGGCAAGGTGGTCCGCATGGACACCACCGAAGCATGGGGTCGGGTCCGCTCGGACACCACCGCAGACGACGTGTGGGTCATCGGCGTCTGCAAGAAGGATGTGCAGTGGTGATGACCACCGACCTGAACATCTACGCACCGAGCCCCGGGATCTACATGGTCTCGTGCCCGTACTGCAACGCCGACTCTGGCGGGAAGTGCCACACCGAGAGTGGCAAGGAACGCGACCCGCACGTGGTCCGCTGGCAGCGGTACGGGCGCATGCGGCGCACCCGCGAGATGTGGTTCGTCCTGCGGGAGGATGACCCCCAGTTCAAGCTCGAAGCCGGAGACATCCTCCGCTGCATCAACTATCCGTACGACGCGAAGGTGTCTGTTCTGTTCCGCGAGTGGGATGGATACGTTCCCGAGTGCAGCCAGTACACCCACAGCGTGGCGCTCCTCGGGTTCGTCCCATATGACATGGAGGCGGCGTGATGGCTCAGCGACCGTTGCAAACGTGCCCCCGTACCGAACGCGTCATGGACGGAGTCGACTCGAAGGGTCGGCCGAAGTGGCGCACCATCCAGTGCCGCATCTGCGGCGGAAACGGATTCACGAAATGAAGGTCTACGGCACCATGCTCCTCGCCGCCGAATGGTGGCCCACAGAGTCACGTCAGCCGCGCGTTGTCATCGCCGCGAATTCGAAGGCCGAAGCTGCCCGCGCGCTGGGCCTCACCCTCAACTCGTTCAACCAGTACGGGAGCGAGACGAGGAACACCCATGAGGTCGCTGCCGCGATGCTCCGCCCCGGGGTCCCGTTCGTGCAGAAGGCAGAGAGCGGGCCAGACCAACGGGTCTACACGGCACTGGAGAACTGGCCGTGATCCGCGCGAAGTTCGTTGGTGGCCCGAAGCGATACCAGGGCATCCACCAACTCGGCAGGACGCCAGAGCTGCTGATTCTCACCATGGGCGATGAGCACCACATCTACCAGCGGGTCATCGACCCCGACACAGGAGACTTCACCGAGGTGTATGAATTCCACTCCACCCGATACGGCACCGACGAAGCGTTGGAGTTCCCCTCATGAGCGACGTTGAGATCGCCGTATGGGCGTTCGTAATCAGTGCGGTCGTGTCCCTGCTGGTCTCGGGTGTCCTGTGGTCGGTGATGAAGAAATGAATGGGCTGCATCAGCTCGCCATGGTGTTCCTGATCAGTCTCACGATCGGTGCCCTGCTCACGGCCGGGTTCTTGGCGGTGATCCTGTGAGGCTCGAACCGGAGGAGCGGCCCCCGCTGACCTGGGTCGATGATCTGATCACCTCGTTTGCCGTGTTCGTCGTGATCGCGGCGTTCTGCCTAGGAGGCTTCGCGGTCTTGCTGATCATCGGCGTCATCGGCAAGTTCCTCGGGATCTGGTCCTGAGCATGGAATGACCCGCTGACCGGTACGGGGACGCCCAGTCAGCGGGTCACGGCCAACGATAGACCCTAGACCTTCCACGCCGGTTTCAAGACGCTGACCGCACCCACCAGGGTGAGGCCGCGTACGCCGTGCGCTGGCCACTTCTCGATAGACACAGGCGATGATGCTGCCTGCGCCTGGAACGTCGGGTCGAGGCCAGGGATCACCGACCCGGTGCAGCAGAGACGTCCCCGGGAGTCTTCGAACGCACGTACCAGCGCCCACGCGCGGGAGGTGTTCTCGTGGTGCTGGCGCTGTTCTTCCAGGCTCATCCGGATGTCGGCGTGGGTGGTGCCAGCGACCAGGGCGCCGACACGGATCACCTCACCGTTGTCGAGGGTCAGCGTGGAGGTGTGGAAGTTCGACAGCTTCGGGTCCGGGTCACGCTCGTACTTCACGCACGTTGACGTGTCACCGTTCCGGAAGCAGCCGCTCCCGGCGAGCATCCCGAACACGTGCCCGTCCCTGGAGACCTGGAGTGGGGTCTCATCCTTCCCGCCGTCCCACACCTCGAAGTGCTCTGGGGGGTAGGTGGCGACAGCGGCGGCTGCGGTGATGGAGGCTGTCAGCGGGCCGCCTTCGGGTTCGCCGGCGGGCTGTTCCTCGCACTCGGTGCAGGGCTCAGGTTCCACGATCTCGGCACGCACCGGTTCAGCGGAAGCTGCTGCGGCGGTACGGAACGCGTCCATGGTGCGTGCGGCTCGGAAGGCACGCAGGGTCTCATCACTCATCAGGTGCTCCTCACCAGTTCGAACGTTGCCACACACAGGCACCCGGCATGGTCCTGCGGATACCAGTTGATCCCCTCAGACAGGATGAACCCCTGCGGCGGGATCTCCCGCCCATCGAGGCTCATGTGCTTCGGGTGGGGGTTGGGTCCCCGGTAGGCGTGGTGCCAGATCCTTTTCCCGGCACCACCCCATACTGTTGCGCCATCGCGGACACCGACCTCCGTCCCAGCGCGATCCCAGCAGGCGACACCGGGAACCCTGCAGCCGACACCACCGGGTTGACCTCCGGGTCACCGGAGCCACCGAGGATCGAGTTGACCCGCAGCGACGCACGCCACGTCTCCGCATCCCCCGTGCCACCCTCACGGCGTGCCGCGACGACCTTGCTGACCTCGGTACGGAACACCCCGAACGCGTCCATCTGGTCGGCCTTCGCCGGATGCAGCTCCACCCCAGCGTCACGGAGACGACGGAACGCCCGCTCCGTGAACCGGTCAAACTGGGGCTCGAACTTGCTGGCGGTGTCCTCGATCGTCTCCGCCTGGTTGGGGATGTCCTGGGTGTACGCGATCGCGACCTGCTGGTTCGGGACATCGGGTAGGTCGACCTTGCCGCCCTGGGCTACGGACCGCAGCCGCGCGCCGAGACGTTCCAGGGACCGATCGGCCGCATCCGAGACGAGGTCGGTCATCATCTCACCGAACTCGACATCGAGCTGTGCGAGCCTGCGGGGGTCGGGCTGGTCGGCGGCCGCCGTGATCGCCTTCGGCTGCTCGACCACCTGCACCGCAGCAGCCTGGGCGGGTTCCTCGGAGGCAGGGCCGGCGTCGCTGGTGCCGTTCGTCCGGGCGCGTTTCGCCTCGGCCATCGCGAGAACACCAGGCCCCAGGTCTTCGGGGGCAGCACCGAGCTGTTCGGCAGTCCACTCATCCTTGACGATCCCCAGCTCTGCCGCCTTCAACGCGTCCGCGATCGTGGGACGCCGCTTCAGAAGGTTGCCCGGGTCGGGCTTCAGGTCGATGTCGGTGGAAGGCTTCCCGTCTGCGTCGGGGTTGCCGAGGAGCAGCTCCATCGCAGAAGCGAACCCCTCACCGATCGGGGACGCGAGGGGTTCGACGTGGTTGAGGTAGTTGTCCTCCGAGATCAGCCATGCACCCCAGTGGTTGGCGTCACCGGATCCGAGGAGCAGCTCACGGGGGATGTCGAGGATCGTTGCTAGCTGCCCAATCAGCTTGTCGATCCGCTCATGGAGCTTGTCGTCCAGGTCTCCCGTGAAGTCGAACTCTTTGATCGCGTCGATGGTGTCCTGCGGGAGGAAGACGAAGTTCGGCACCACGGCCGCCGTAGACATCTCGTCGGCGAGTGGTGCGGTGATTACGTCGGTCAGTTCTTGCTCGAACTTCTGTCGGTCCTGTCCGACCGCTTCCAGAGGGAAAACGACCGTCTTCAACTGGGCCGTACGCGAGCGGGCCATCGCACGCGACTGCCCGCGTGCGAGGATCAGCTCACGACCGATGTCCAACGCAGCGAGGACCGGGGAGTCGAGACGCTGTGCGGGGGTCTGCGGGTCAGGGTTCTCGACCTTCACCACGATCGAAGCAGACTCCAGCTTCTTCTTGGTCGGCCCATCGGCGGGATTGTTGAGGACATCCCACGTGTCACCCATCTTCGCCAGGTGATACCCGCCCGCGACCTGCAGGT